CATACAGGCGTGCGGGCGGGAGTTATCGACCCCCCCCTCGACACAGGCCCGCATTTGCGTTCTGCGGGCGATTCCCAAACCCCAACAGGATTCCCGGCCGTGAAAATCCGTGACCGTATACGCGAACTGAGGCGGGTCCCCGCGCGTGATTTGCTCCCCAACCCGAAGAACTGGCGAACTCACCCGGCCGCACAGCAGGACGCGCTCCGAGGAGTCTTGGCCGAAATCGGCATGGCCGACGCTGTTCTGGCCCGCGAACTGCCCGACGGCTCGCTCATGCTGATCGACGGCCACCTCCGAGTCGAGACTGCCACCGACGCGACGCTGCCAGTGCTCGTTCTCGATGTGAATGAAAGCGAGGCCGACAAGTTGCTCGCCACGCTCGACCCGCTTTCGGCAATGGCAAACAGCAACGCGGTTCAACTCGACGCACTGCTCCGCACGGTGCAGACAGGAAACGAGTCGCTCCAGCAGATGCTCGCCGACACCGCCGCACAGGCGGGCCTCTACACCGACAAGTGGGACGGCAAGGGAGTCGAGGACGTTGACGAGATTGGCGAGTATGACCCCGACAACGAGACGGTGAGCATCCGCCTCAACAACGTCCCGGCCTCGCAACGCGACGAAGTTGCCAAGGCGGTCGATGAAGCGGTCGAGTCTTTCGGGTTCAAGTGCGAGGTGTTCTAGTGAAGTTCCCCGTGCTCGTCTCCTACGCCTACGCGAGAAAAGCGACTGCTCGTTTTGCTGAACTCGCAAACAGACCAGACGTGGAACTGCTCCTCGACAGCGGGGCGTTCACTGCGAAGAACACAGGCGAGGACATATCGCTGGACGAGTATTGTTCGTTCCTCGATGAGTGGGGTCCCAAACTGTTCCGCTACCTCGCACTCGACGTGGTAGGGAATCCAGAAGGGACCGACCGCAACCTCAAGGAGATGCTCCGCAACGGATACAAGCCTGTCCCGGTTCACGTCCTTGGCGATGACCAACGACGCATGGACGAGTTGTTTGAATACAGCGACTACGTTGCACTCGCGGGCTTGAGGCGTCCACACAAGGGCGGTGCTCCGAAGGAGTACGTCGCGGCGAAGATGAAGTGGGCGGCAGGCCGCGACGTTCACTGGCTCGGCTACGTTCGCGAGCCGATGATCGCTGCCTTCCGTCCGTATAGCGTTGACTGTGCATCGTGGACAGCAGGCCAGATGTACGGGGCCGCGAGGGTCTACACGGGACACGGCAAGTGGATCGCCGCAAAGTTCGACACCCGCTCGGCGATCCTTGAAAACAAGTCGGCGATGGCACTCCTGTCTGGGATGAGGCCCGGTGACTCGCTTCCTGCTCGCAGCGATCACCGCCGACAGTTGGGTGCGGTACTCCGTGGACATTCAGCGTCGATACCGCACGCGGCTGTTTTTGGCGACCGCGATGCCCGGTGAGCATCCCCTATTCGTAGCAGCACTGGACCGCCATGCGGACAAACTCCATTTGGATACGCTTTCAGTTTGAGGCCTTCCATCGCTGGAAGGATGCCCCCGATGAGGTGGCGTTCCTCCGCGACAGGCATCGGCACTTGTTCCACGTCCGCGTGGAGTGGGAAGTCACGCACGCCGAGCGTGAGCGTGAGTTCTTCATCGAGCAGCGAGCCGCACAGCAGGCGGCGGCGAGGCTGCAAGGAGAACCCGACAGCGTGGAGTGGTCGTGCGAAACGTGGGCCTCCCGCATCATGGACGCAACGGGTGCAACCCGCGTTGAGGTTTCCGAGGACGGCGAGAACGGAGCGACGGTGTGCTCGCAGTAGCGTCCTACCTCGCCGCCGCGTGCGCCGCGAACCTCGCGGTGTCGTTGTTCGGGTACTTGGCCCTGCCGTTCACGGCGGCGGCTCTGATCCCGTTTGATATGACTGCCCGCGACGTGCTGCACGACAGGTGGCATGAGAACCACCTTGAGTTCCGCATGGCGGCACTCGTCGTGTCTGGCTCGCTCCTATCGTGGTTGTTTTGCAACGGCTCGGCTGCTGTGTGCCTCGCCTCGGCGGTGTCGTTCTGCGTGGCCGGGGCAGTTGACACGACTGCTTATGCTCTGATGAGCAACTCACCGAAGTGGCAGCGAATGAATGCGAGCAATCTGGCTTCCTCGATCACCGACAGCATCTGCTTCCCGCTCGTCGCATTCGGTGCTGTGTCTCCAGCACTCGCCGCGACGCAGGTTGTTCTCAAGGTCGCGGGCGGTGTTGTGTGGGTGACGCTGTTCCTGTGGATGAAAAGTCGATGAGCATCACGAAGCATTTCAAGTTCTACGCCGCACACCGCAACGAGGAGATCGGCGGGAAGTGTGCCTCGATCCACGGCCATCGCTACGGGCTTGCAGTAACGGTAGACGAGCCGAGGAATGGCAGCATCACGATGCTTTTTGAGGAGATCGAGCGACGAGTGTCGCCGCTTCTCGACGTGCTCGACCACTCTCTGCTCCTGCACACGAGCGACCCGTCCCGAGATGCGTTGCTTTCAAGCGGGGCGTGCTGCCGAGTCTATGAGGTCCCGTTCCCGACATCGGCAGAGAACATGGCAGAACACCTACTGACCGAACTGCGAGCAGCGGGACTCAACGTCGTGGAACTGGCACTACAAGAAACCGATACCTCTATCGTCACAGTGAGGCCATGAAGCACTACACCGTCAATGAGATTTTTTGGTCGCCGCAGGGCGAGGGGATGCGAGCAGGCCAGATGAGCGTGTTCATCCGATTCACTGGATGCAACCTGCGATGCCGCATGGAGGAGGCCGACGATTCTCCAGGCGGCTTCGACTGCGACACCGAGTTCGCGTCTGGCCGAAAGATGACCGCCGCCGAGATCGTCGCCGAGGCACGCCTGCTCGTCGCGAAGCCCGACGATTGGTTTGAGAAGCACAAGGCGTGGGTGGTGTTCAGCGGCGGCGAGCCTGCGCTGCAAGTGGACCGAGAACTTGTGGACGTGCTGCACGCCTGCGGCTTCATGTGTGCCATCGAGACGAACGGCAGCAAGGACGTGAGCGGACTTGGCCTCGACTGGATCACAGTCAGCCCGAAGGTCGCCGAACACGCGGTGCGGCAACTCACCGCCGACGAGGTGAAGTACGTTCGCGGTCACGGTCAGGCAGTCCCGAAACCTGTTTGCAGGGCGGCGCATCAACTGATCAGTCCCGCCTTCGACGGGTGGACGCTCGACAAGCGAGCGGTCGAGTGGTGCTTGCAACTCATCAAGGAGAATCCCGAATGGCGGCTTTCGATGCAGCAGCACAAGGCGTGGAGTGTCCGTTGAACAACCACGACCACCTGCACGCGCAAGCCGCAGTCGTGCGGCTGCTTGAATGGATCGGAGAGGACCCTTCCCGCGAGGGACTCCGCGACACGCCGAAGCGAGTCGTGAAGGCGTTCCGCGAAATGACGGCGGGCCTGCACCAGCAACCCGCCGACGTGCTCGGAACGGTATTCAACGAGACGAGCGACCAGATGGTGGTCGTGCGTGGCATTCGCTTCTCCAGCATGTGCGAACACCACCTCCTCCCGTTCACGGGGACTGCCGCAGTCGGCTACGTTCCAGACGGCCGCGTGATCGGCTTGTCGAAGATTCCTCGGCTGGTCGAGGTGTTCGGCAAACGACCGCAAGTTCAAGAGCGAATGACGAACCAGATCGCTCAAGCGTTGATGTAACATCTCCGCCCTCAAGGCGTGGGTGTGATCGTGAAGGCTCACCATTCGTGCATGGGGTGTCGAGGAGTTCGGCAGCCCGACGCTGAAATGGTGACCAGTTGTTTGTTAGGCTGCATGAAGGACGATCCGAAATCACGAAGCGAACTATTGGAGTTGCTGTAATGGGCAAGCGTGGCCCCGCCCCGGAACCGACAGTCCTCAAATACATGAGAGGCAATCCGAGCAAGGAGAAGTTGAACGCGGCCGAGCCGACGCCGCCGCTAGTTCCTCAAGACTTCCCTCCCCCGAAAATGCTCGACGCGAAGGCGACCGAGGTGTGGAAGGATATGGTCCCGAAACTCGCGAAGATGCGAGTGCTGACCGAGGCGGACGTGCCGACGCTCGCGAGGTATTGCATCGAGGCAGTCCTGTACCTTGCGTGCTATGAGAAGGTAAAGATCGCAGGCGAGGAATACACACACTGGGAGCCAGACCCGAACCGCACGGACGGGAAACTCCGAATCAAATACACGCAGGTGGCCCCGTGGGCGACGCAGATGCACCGCCACCACTCTGCGATGCTTCGCATCGAGCAGGAGTTCGGCATGACGCCGAGCAGCAGGTCACAGGTGTCAACGACCAATGGCAACGAAGATACAGACCCGGTTGCCGCCTACGCTGCGAAGCGACGCCGCTCGTCAGGGGCTTGACTACTACTTCGATCCCGAGGCAGCACAGCACGCGGTCAACTTCTTTGAAGGCTGGTTGCGGCACAGCAAGGGCAAGCACGCGGGCAAGCCGTTCACGCTGCTTGAGTGGCAGACCGTGATGATTGGCGAGTTGTTTGGCTGGAAGCGGCTGGACGATGACACCCGCCGCTTCCGCGTGGCCTACATCTCCACGGCCAAGAAGCAGGGGAAGTCCACGCTGCTGGCTGGCATCGGCCTGTATCTGCTGGTCATGGACGGCGAGAACGGGGCCGAGGTGTACGGGGCGGCTGCGGATCGTGAGCAGGCATCGGTTGTCTACAGGGAAGCCGCGAGCATGGTGCGAGCCTCGCCGCAACTCTCTCGCGTGCTGGAGGTCATTGACTCCCGCCGCACGATTGCCTACCGCAAGGAAGCGTCGTTTTATCGCGTCCTTTCAGCCGACGCGTTCCGCGCGGAAGGCTTGAACATTCACGGGCTGCTCTTTGACGAACTCCACGCCCAAAAGGATCGCAGGCTGTGGGACGCGCTCAGGTACGGCGGTGCAGCCCGCGAGCAGCCGCTCCTCGTCTCGATCACGACGGCGGGCTACGACCGGAAAGGAATCTGCTACGAGCAGTACCAATACGCCAAGGCGGTCGCGGCGAACTGGAAGCACGACCCAACTTTTTTTTCTTGCATCTACGAGATGGAGGAGGACGCCGATTGGAAAGACCCAGACGTGTGGCCGCAGGCGAATCCGTCGTGGGGTGTGACGATCAAGCCGGGAGACTTCGCTCAAGACGCGAAGGAAGCCGAGCAGTCGCCGACCAAGCTCCACTCTTTCCTCAGATACCGGCTTAATACTTGGACCTCTTCCGATGTTCGCTGGCTGTCACCTGAGGTGTGGCAGCAGGGAGCCGTGCCGCTCCGCGACTTCGGCGACCGCCCCGTATACGCGGGGCTTGACCTTGCAACCACCTACGACTTGTCGGCTCTGGTTCTTGTCTGCCCTGACGCGGAGGACGGGAGCATTGACGTGCTGCCGTTCTTCTGGATTCC